GGGCTAAACCTAGCATTGGTCACTCCTACGGTTTGGTGGGCCAGACGACACATGCCCAGAGTGCAACGGGTCAAAGCCGCCGCTCACGACCACGTCACGTTCTTAGGCATAAGATTTCTCCTCCGTCAAAGCCGATCCGCTGGCGTCGTTGATCTGTCGCTTGATCTCGGCGCGCCGGTCGTTGGTGATGTAGACTGCACGGGCAAGCTGGACGAACTCATCGTCAAACTCCCCCAGCTTTTCTTTTACGCGGATGCGGTCCTCAATGTCCCACAGCGTCTCGTTCACGGTCTTGAGACTCGCCTCCATGTCAGAGAAGCGATGATGCTCTGCCGCAATAAGTAGCTCGGCCAGCTCCTTGTGGACATTGGCCAGTTTGCGTCCGTCGGTGAGGCGCTCAGACTTGATCTGCAAAATCGAGATTTTATCTAAAACCTCACCGACGGACGCAGGGACTTTAAGCATTGGCAGCGATGGCGTCGTTGAACGGCTTCAGGTCAAAGCCTGTGGGCCAGTCTTTTGCCACGATGATCGACAGGTGGTCGACGTTGCGCTGCACGGTGCCGGCCCAGTCTTCGGCGCTGTCGCCCTCTGGCTGGCCGTTGTTCAGCAGGTTCACGCTGTCCATTGCGGCGTTATAAGTGCCTTCCCAGTTTTCTTCAGTCATGTCGCGCCCTTTCAAGCAGTAAGACAATGGACATTGGCAGATTTGTCTTTGCCCTTCGTGATGAGATTTTTATACGCCGTCACGACCGCATCAGGGTCGATCAGCGCATTGCGAGGATCGTTGGGATCGAACTTTGTTTCGTCCCACTTGCCCTTCATGTGGAAGTGCAAGTTCGCGTTATGGCCGTAGCCAAACTGGGTCCAGCGGGTGCTGCCCCAGATCACCACACCGCGCTTCCCAGCCGATGCGGAGAAGTGCTGCAAGCTGCTGTCGATGCCGATAAAGCCTTCAGCCTCTTTCAACAGTTCGTGGACCACGGCCCAATGCTCAGCGCATTTGAGTGTGCCAGCATAGCCTGGCTCGTTCGGCAGGGTGCAGTCGATGATCGTGACGTTCGGGTATTCCGAGCGCAGCCGGTTGACCACTTCCTGCGCCATGTAGGCGGGGTAATTGCGACCGGGGTTGTGGCTGAAGTAGTTGTTGGTCGCAGACCAGCCCACGGGGGTTTGACCGCCGGAGAACTGCACCATCAGGTACTTGCCCGTGACGCCGTTCTTTTCCAGCCACTCGGCTGCACGCTCCTTGAGGTGCGTGGTGTAGATCTTCGGCACCATTGTGGGATCGTAATCGACACCGAACAGATCGCAATACGATTCGATCAGGTGCTGCTTGCCCAGAGCGAAGTTGCTCTTGTACGGCTCGCAGTACAGGACGTTGTCGCTTTTCATGATGCGCGGATCGTTCAGCGGCAGAGACTGCTCATAGGCCATCTCCACATCAGGGTTGAACGCGAACACGTCGATATACGGGGTGTAGACCTGAATGCCTCGGCCAGCCTTTTCGGCCAGCTTCGGGATCAGGGCTGTGAAGGCGGTACACTTTCCGATACCGCCCTCGATGACGTAGGTATTAAGCATTTTTGAGTTCCTCCATCTCTGCGCGCAGACGGTCGACCTCGGCGGTCAACTCCTGCACGGCCTTGACCAGAATTGGGATCAAGTGAGACTCAGTATATTGCAGCTTTTCGGGGTTGTCGGCACTAATGATGACGGGGGCGTCCCCTTCGAGCGGCAGGATGTCTTGGGCCAAGAAGCCGTAGCGGCGCTTGCCGTCGGTTTCCACACTGTCGCGGCCACCCTTCTTGAACTGATACTCGGTGGGCTTGAGGGCGCGCACAAAGTCCAGCCCGTGATCGAGCGGCTTGAAGCAGGTCTTGTCCCGGCAGTCAGATGTCGCGGTCCACGCCACCTTGATGAGAGCGCAGGTATGGGCGTCGTTGCCCATGACGATGTAGTCGCTCTCGGTGGTGATGTTGCAGATGCCCGCGGGGGTAGAACCAGTGCGGCCTGCGTTAACGCCGATGCCGATGTTGTTAACGCCCGTGGTGTTGCTGAAGAGGGCGCTGAGGCCGGAGGCTGTGTTGTTAATGCCCGTGGTGTTGCTGCAGAGGGCGTAGGACCCCGAGGCTGTGTTGCTGCCGCCCGTGGTGTTGCTGCAGAGGGCGTTGGACCCCGAGGCTGTGTTGCCGGAGCCCGTGGTGTTGCAGCGAAGGGCGCTGAGGCCGGAGGCGGTGTTGTTGGAGCCCGTGGTGTTGCTGCAGAGGGCGTAGGACCCCGAGGCGGTGTTGCTGCCGCCCGTGGTGTTGCAGCGAAGGGCGCTGGACCCCGAGGCGGTGTTGCTGCCGCCCGTGGTGTTGCTGAAGAGGGCGCTGGACCCCGAGGCGGTGTTGCTGCCGCCCGTGGTGTTGCAGCGAAGGGCGCTGGACCCCGAGGCTGTGTTGTTGGAGCCCGTGGTGTTGCTGAAGAGGGCGCAGGACCCCGAGGCTGTGTTGCTGCCGCCCGTGGTGTTGCTGAAGAGGGCGTTGAGGCCGGAGGCGGTGTTGCTGCCGCCCGTGGTGTTGCAGCGAAGGGCGTTGAGGCCGGAGGCGGTGTTGCTGCCGCCCGTGGTGTTGCTGAAGAGGGCGCAGGACCCCGAGGCTGTGTTGCTGCCGCCCGTGGTGTTGCTGCGAAGGGCGTTGAGGCCGGAGGCGGTGTTGTTGGAGCCCGTGGTGTTGCTGCGAAGGGCGCAGGACCCCGAGGCGGTGTTGAGGCCGCCGTGGTGTTGATCCCGTGTGGCTGCGAGGGCGCGGATGCCGGATGCTGTGTTGTACCGCCCGTGGTGTTGCTGCAGAGGGCGTTGAGGCCGGAGGCGGTGTTGTTGGAGCCCGTGGTGTTGCTGCAGAGGGCGCTTGAGGCCGAGGCTGTGTTGTTGGAGCCCGTGGTGTTGCTGCAGAAGGGCGCTGGACCCCGAGGCGGTGTTGCTACCGCCCGTGGTGTTGCTGCGAAGGGCGTAGGACCCCGAGGCGGTGTTGCTGGAGCCCGTGGTGTTGCTGCAGAGGGCGCTGATGCCGGAGGCGGTGTTGCTGCTGCCCGTGGTGTTGCTGCAGAGGGCGCTGGACCCCGAGGCTGTGTTGCTGGTGCCCGTGGTGTTGCTGCAGAGGGCGCAGGACCCCGAGGCTGTGTTGTTGGAGCCCGTGGTGTTGCCAATAAGAGAAAAAGCACCTAATGCCACGTTCGACGTGCCAACAGGATAATCCCCGTCCAGCTTGATCGTGCCGTTGGCCTCGAGGTTCGTGAACGTGCCGGCCGCGGCACTCGCTCCGCCGATGGTCGCGCCGTCGATCGTGCCGCCGTTGATGTCGGTTGTGGTCAAAACAGACGAGGCCACCGTCAGCACGCCAGTGCTGTTGGCAATCGTGGCAGACGCCGTGCCGTCCTTGGCCTTGATGTTCGTGACCTCAAGGTTGGTGGTGTCTACAGTCGTGGCGTTGACCGTGGTGATGTTGCCTGTGGTGGCAGTGGCAGTTGTAAACGTGCCCGCGGCCGCCGAAACGCCGCCGATGACCGTGCCGTTGACCGTGCCGCCCGTGATGGTGGCGCCAGAGCTGGAGAGAGTGTTCAGCGTAGCCGTGGACGACGCCGTCAAAGTGGTGAAAGCACCGCTCGAAGCTGTTGTCGCACCAACCGTTGTGCCGTCGATCGTGCCGCCAGAAATAGCAACGCTGCCCATCGCCAAGGTGTTCGTAATGTCGGACACCGCAGCGCCAACACCGCCACCGTTCGTAAACACCACACGCGAGGTGCTTGGCGCAATGCTGACCGTGGCGCCCGAGCCCTGCGACAAAATAACGGTTTGCGCAGTGCTGTTGCGTACAAAATACAGCTTTTGCGCCGTGTTCGGCTCAATCGAAACAGTGTTCGTGCCGCTCGGAGTGCCCGTAAACACCAGCACTGCGAATTGACCGTCGGACAAAACCCCGTTGGACGTCGTCAGCGTGTGCGTCGTGCCGGACAAAACAATGTCCGACGACCCGTTCAAAGAACGGTCCACAATGTCTAGGTTCAGGTTCGTGGTTTGTCCCCACAGGCCGCTCTGTTCGCCGTCGGCAATCTTTTCAATGCCGGTATTGCTTGTAAACGTACTGGACATAGCTCATCTCCTCACGCAGCGATTGGCGTCCAAATGGTTATAGCAGACGGATCAACATCCGTCCATGTATTGCCTGGGTCTGGGATTACTTTGCCCCAAACGACAGCTTGGCCCACGCGGCCGACCGCCGTGACCCCAACAAGGAAAGCCGTGGCACCCGCGTCCACAGCAACAGTGCCAACCTGCCCAGACACAGAAACGCCCGTAACCGCAAAAATAGCCGAACCCGTGACAGCAACAGTGCCAACCTGCCCAGACGCAGAAACGCCCGTAACCTCCGCCGTGGCCCCCGCATCCACAGCAACAGTGCCAACCTGCCCAGACGCAGAAACGCCCGTAACAGGGACATCGGTCGCAGCATTTACCGCGACAGTGCCAACAGCCCCGTCCGCAGAAACGCCCGTAACCGCAAAAATAGCCGAACCCGTGACAGCAACAGTGCCAACCTGCCCAGACACAGAAACGCCCGTAACCTCCGCCGTGGCCCCCGCATCCACAGCAACAGTGCCAACCTGCCCAGACGCAGAAACGCCCGTAACCGCAAAAATAGCCGAACCCGTGACAGCAACAGTGCCGACCTGCCCGGACACAGAAACGCCCGTAACCTCCGCAGGAATCGGCTCATTCCAAGCGCCCTCGGACCACGAACCTCGGCCCCAGCCTGAGATAAGGGTCATTGCAGGCCCTCCTTATGCGATTCGAATTATGGCGCTACTGGCATCCGGTGTCGGGAACTGGACAGTGAATGTGCCGGTGGTCGACGTCTTGTTCTCGCCAAAGTCCAAAACCGACACAACAGGGTCGCCCGACGCCGTGTCGTTATAGATCAGCGCGCCGCGGGCCGTGATCGTTGCAGAGGTGAACGAGATGTCCTCGAAATCCACAAACGCCGTGGTTCCCGATGTCGCCACGCCGTTCTTCGTCAATGCCCCGCCACCTGCCGCATAGCTGCCCGAATTGGCAACCTCGTTCGTAACAGTGTATGCCGTCGTCGCCGCCGTGAAGGACGCGTCGTTCGTGTACAAAGCAAGATTGAAGACATTGCCCGTCACCGACAGATCATGCACCCCTTTAAGAATTTCCTGCTTAAAGCTCGTGGCAAGAAAATTTCCAGTAAACGCCATCTCAAAGTCTCCTTATTTGGTCCGCAAGCTGCGCATGCCCCGCCTGCTCAAGTTTAACACAGACCGTGGCCCGGTCCTCGGCTGCGGCCACTCTAACATAGTGCAAGACAACAGCCAGCATTTGTTTGCGGAACGCGCGCGCTTGCTGCGCCAGCTCCGGCGGCGCCTGGTCCGAAACCTTGATCAGCCGGTTGACGCACAACTCTGCGACCTGCTCGGCGCTGTGGCCGCCGTTGCTGGACGTCACCACAAAGGGCGAACCGACGCTGCTTCCTGCTTGAAACATTAGGACCTCTGCACCCGGACCTTACCGTCACGGTAATCTGTCGTTGTTTCCTTGCCCTCGCCCAAGTCCTTCAAGCGCCCCAGCGATTCAGCAAAACGAGACGCGTAAAGCTGCATCATGTCCGGATCGCCCTTCAGGAACGTGTAAGCCTCGAACAAGGTGCCGTACAAAAGAGAGAGCTCCGCATTCTCGCTGAGCCACGTTGTCCCGTCCTCCGGCCCCGCAGTCAAGCTGACCGGACGGTAGAAATAGTGCAAAATCACAGGGTAGTTTTGGTCCGGTGGGGGGCCCAGCAAAAAGTTGTCAACGTCAAAAGTCGCAAAGTACAGGGGCACGCCCGTAACAGAAGGGTCAGGGTTGTACGTCTGGATAAAATCCAACTCCTTGAACAACAGGAACGACTTGCCCTCGTCCGTCGTAACCGAACACGACAACGGTGACAAGAAATCCGGCGGCACCGCCAGAAACTGGTTGCCCGCCCCCGCCACCGCAGAAGCGTTTTTTTGGAACAAATTCAATCGCACATTCTTCAAAATGCGCTCCTCCGCCATCCGGATAAACAGCGGCAGATTGTTGACGAAAGATGTCTCCGAGTTCTCCAGATAATCCTGAACGGCCTGCTTCAGCTGCGCAAAAGTAAAGCTCATGTTATATCCACCGTGACCTGTCCAACCTTACCGAAAGCCTGGACGGGGAGCAACCCTGGCGCCTCCACCAACGGGACTCCTACAAAAACAAGCAACGGTTCCACAATATCGGGCCGCGGATCGCGGAGCGCCTGCGGATCAACCACTTTTCGACGCGGCTCCAGCTGGGGATGCTTCGGCTCCCATTCGTCAAAGCCCACCAACGCCCCCGTCCACTCTTTCTTCATACGCGACAAAAGGTATCGAAACCCCGAGCGATCAGAAATGCCGTATGCGTTCTTCCCCGTTGCAAATTTTCCCATGATCACATCCCGCTGTAACCGAAACCGGGCTCAATCCGCAAAGACGCCCGATCACGGTCCTCGGACATCGCGCGCTCCATCTCTTCCTCGTAGACCGCTTTCAGCAGCTGCGTGCGCTGCGGCGACCGCTTCAAGGACAGGTAGTAAGCCAAGCCGGCCGCCAAGGCAGGATAGAACCGGAACGGCATGTCCACGGTATTTGTCGCGCTGGACGCGTCGTCCATCCGCACCAGACGGTCCAGAATAATGACGTCCGTGTTATTATCGGGCGTGGGCCAAACCTGCAGAACAGGATTCGTGCTGCGCGCCACGAAAAACTGCGAAGGGCGCCCCTGGGTAGACTTGTTTGGGGTGTTCAAATCTGTATCGCGGCTCACGCGGGCCATGGCAAAATCCGTCCCTGTCCGACGGACAACGGCGGAGAGGACGTCAATCGTTTCCGCGCCAAGGGCGTACTCGCGCGTCCCGACGATCAGGGGCACAGTGGTCCGCTGGATCGTCCACTGGTTCAGGCCGCGATTCGCCCATTCTGCCAGCATCAGGTTCAGGGACCTCTTGGCGGTCTTCAGGTCATAGCCCGTACGGACCTCCAAGCCGCAGCGCTCGAAAGCCTCTTCGATGTACTCTGTGACATCGAGCTCAAATACGGCAGTGCCGGAGAGGGTCATGGCTTATTTCCTAAACTTGGCCGTCTTCTTGGCGATCTTCTTGGGCTGTGCCACAAACTGCTTGCCCTTGCGCGTCCCTTCGCGTTTCGCGCGGGACGTTGCAGCGTATTCGGAAGGGCTGAGAGCGTCACGCGCCTTTTTTGGCAGGTAACGCTCGCCCGTTGCTTTCGAGCCCTGGGTGGACGGCTTTCCGGATTTTGTTCCCCAGTCAGCATCCCCCCAATCCTTCAGGCTTTTCTGCGGCTTTTTCACTTCTTATTCTTGGCGCCGCGCATCATCTTTTTCTTGGCCGCGCCGCCCTTTTTCATGCCCATGGGCATGTCGACCGCACCGCCGCCCATCATCTTTTTTGTGCCCATAGGCATGTCAACAGCACCGCCGCGCATCATTTTCTTTGCTGCGCCACCGCGCATCATCTTACGAGGTTTCATTGCCATGGTTCAGTCTCCGTTTGCGGTTGACGACGAGTGCTTCATACTCGTCTGGGGGATACACGTCATAATAGCCTAAAGGCTGCAGCCTGTCACTAGCGGCGACGACCTGCGCCAAATCCTGTACAAACAGCATTGCGTAGTCTTCAGAGACCTCGCTTTGCCACTCGTTGTCCGTCAGAAAGTCCAGCTCTGCGTCGTCCGCATCATAGTCAGGGTGGAACGTCATGCAGTGCAGCTGAGGGAACGCCGTGTTGAGTTCTTCGGACAGCGCGTGCAGCGCGCCCGCCTCGGGTAGATCGAACGTCGCAACGATCAGCAGTTCCTTACCTTGGGCGTGGAACTCTTCGCAATGCTTGCGCGCATCGCTCATGATGTCGTCAGTCTCGACCACAAGGACCGCGTTATCCCGCCACGCCTTACGCGCGTAAGGACAGGGCGGCAAGCCGCGCAGGTGCTGATTCGGCACCTCGAGGACCTCACGGGACCAAGACCGCAGGTCCTGCTCAATCACGGTAGCCCCCGCCTTTAGCCGCGTACTGCTTGGCCAGCATCTGAGCCTTGCGGGCCGACCACTGCCCTGGGGCGCCGCCCTTGCCGCCAGACTTGATGCTGTTGAACAAGGACTTGCGCATGCTGGGCTTGGTGTAGTTGCCCGCCTCGTTGACCTTGGACTTCGCTTCGCCGCCCTTGGCCATCCGCTTTGCAGGAGGCTTGGCGACCTGTTGCTTCATATTTGATCTGGATATGGGCATATCAGCATTTCCACTTTTTAACGACAGCGCCTTACGCGTCGGTTTCCCCTTGGCATCTTTCATCGGACCGGGCATTCCGCCCATCCTGGAGCAAAAGCTCTTCTTCCGGGCAGCGTCCTTCTTGTTCTTTGGGTTCGGCGCGGGTGGTTTGAGGTTCATGCCTTGCTTTTTGGCGGAAGCCCTTCCCTTGGCGTTGAGGCCGCCAGACGGGTCCTTGCCCTCTTTTCGCTGCCATGCGGAAGACTTTGCCATCACCGTATTCCTTGGTCAGGCCAGCTCAAAATGAGGTCCATCAATGAAGGGGCGTTTACCTTGGCTGCGGCGGAGGTCAACATACGCGTTCATAGCATCTTCCATCGTGCCGTCCCACTGGCAAATATCCGGGATGTGCCACGCAGCGCCCCAGCGCAGGACAGCGCCAGTCTCTACAGCGGCCTCTTTTATGGCGTCAGCGATGTCGTCGTACAGGTTCAGTTCCCACGAACCCCTGCTGCCAATGTAGGCCATTAGGTCAACGGCCTTGCCGTCTAGGTGCTTGGACCGCATGGTCTTGCTCGCACCTTTGTCGACCAGGACCCGCTGTTCCTCTATTGTACGGAGTCCGCAGATCACACCGAAATCAATCTTCGTGGTCAGGATCGCCAGCTTCACAGTTGCCACGAGCTGTTCGTCTACACCCTGCAGGTTGCTCATGCTGCGCTCTGAAAGTCTAAAGCTCATGTGTTTTCTCCGTTGTGTTGCTTGCGCCGAAGTAGAAGGAGATGACAGCAGATGCGCTACCCCCCAGCCAGCCTACAGCAACGTTGATGAGACCAAGGTCGGCACCGTGGTCGATGAACGTCACTGCCCCAACGTAGCCAAAGAACGCAAGCAGCGTCCCTACGGCAAGGACGGTGGGCGTCATATCTTTAACGCTGGCGTGGCGGCGACGCGCGCTGTCTCGGTCTGACGCAGCGATCTTAACCAAATCCACGTCCAGCTGTTTCATGCTGACCTTGAAGTCCGCCTCGACCTTTTTGATTTCAGCCAGCTGCGCCGGTGTGGCGTTTGTTACCGCAGCCTCGACCGCTTCCAAGGTTGACTCAGGGAGACCCAGCTTGTCTGCTACCAGTTTGAGCGCCATGCCGCCCAGCGGGCCGCCTAGCGCGGTCGCGATGGTGGGGGCTACCGCCCCGAGTATTGCTGTCAGGTTTTTCATTGTTGCAGGTCCTTCAAAAACATTGCGAAAAAGTACAGCAGCCCGCCGCCTATGCCGACAGTAGCAAAAAGCGTGGCGCCAAGGAACACTTTTGCAAAGAACGCTTGCTGCTCTGCGATTACGGCTTGTCGTTGCTTGCGCAGCTGCCCCTCGGTGCGCAGGATTTCCTCCCATGTTCCCATGCCGTAGGTCATCGACACCCACACCTTCAGATCATAGCGCTGCGCTTCGATCTGCTTGCGGGCCAGCACCGCCTGCGTGGCCATCGCCTCGATGTTACCGGAGCCTGTCAGAAGCCGCGTGATAACGCTTGGATTCTTCGTGGACTTCTCAATCGCGGAGATTTGCGCAGAGGCACCCATCCACTTCTGGATGTCACCGTGCATAGACTCAATATCGCGGCCGATCTCGAAGCCGCGCTTGAGCATCGAGAACGCTTTACTGGCGGCGCCTATCGCTAAGGTGACTGAAGCTGGGTCCACATCACTTCCTCAAGTGCTGTTCTATATTGTCGAGCTTTTCCATCACTGCCTTAAAGGATTCCTTGACCTCTTTGAACTCACGGTCGTGGGATTCCTTGGTCGCGGTAGTTTGCGCCTTGATGACAGCAATGTCCGTCGTGTTCTGCTGTGTCTTGAGGTGTAGTAGCCATACGAATCCGGCCACTGGCGCAACAACCCACTGCATGATGGTGTTAAGCACGTCCATCTCACGACCCTTTACGCATAGTAAATGGTGGCGGCACTGATATTTGTCAGCGCGCTCACCACAGGATCATTGAACGACAGGATTCCCATATCGGGAATGTACGCAATGTGGGTGCTGTCGGTGACAAAATCGAGGTCCAACAGCACTGCCCCGCCAGAGCCGTCAGTGATGGTGAACCGCGCCGCGCCGGTGGTCGTCACCTGTAGCTGCCGGATACGGGCGCGGCCCACAGCCAATGCGCCTGTCGCCGTGACACGCTTCATTTTGATGTCTGACGACATGACTTACTCCTTGGATTTGCCCTTAGGCTTCTTCACTGGTTTCGGAACTTCGGCGGGCTTGCGCCGCGCCAGCTCTTCCTCACTCGGGGTTGCCCATTTAATGCTCATGGGTCAACTCACGCAGCAGCGATTGCGGCAAGGGTATCCGCCCGCAGAAAGTCAGTGCCGTCCGAAAAAGCAACGACAGGGCTGCCCGCAGCGCCGTTAGACACAAAAATCATCGTGCCTGCGCCGGCAGTAACAGCCGAAGGCGCAGTGGCAACAGTGAATGTGGGGAGCTTAATAGCACCAGTGATGTCACCCACGAAGCCGTTGGTGGACGTTACTGGGCCGGAAAAAGTCGTTGAAGCCATTGTATTCAGGTCCTTCTACACAAGGTTTCGCCGTGCAGTCTGTGTAGCGTCAGGTAGGCGTCCTGTCTGCATGGCTGAGTTTTGCCTGCCCTTAAAGTAGCACAGCGCAATAGGGCTGTCCACGGGCGCGTTGGACATAAAAAGGCCCGCCGAAGCGGGCCTAAATTGAGAGGTGAATCGCCGCTTACGCGCCCGGAGAACCGAACACCGCACGCCAGTCACTGACACCGAAGCTGTAACGCTCACGGGCCTTGAATCGCATGTTATCTGTGTCGAAGTCGCCCTCCATTGCAGTCCGGATTGGGCTACGCTGGAACATCTTGAAGCCATTTGGCGCGTCAGTCTTGATGAAAAACGCGTCAGTGTCTGTCAAGAAATGGTTTACAACAGCCCCTTCCGGAATCATGCCCATGGATTTCGATGCGTTCAAATCGTTGTCCGCGGTGGCAGACCGCAGGTTCGAATTGATGACGCGCTCTGCGATAAACTGCAGTTCCTTGGGGATGATCATCTTCATGCCGCGAACGGCAATCTTCAGACCGCGCTCATCCGTGAACCCTGCGATGTCAATGAGCATCTGCTCAAGCGACGTCTCGTTAAGGTCCGCGGCCACAGCAAGCTGGTTGCTGCGGTTGCCCGACAACGTCGGGTGTGCGCTCGAACAAAGGGCAGCACCATCCCCGACGGGGTTTGTGGCGCTAAACGCATTGTTCAGGATTGAAGCAGCTTTGATCTGCTTTGTCTGGGACATGGACCGTGCCAGAGCGCGGGTATAGCGCGCTGCCAAACGATCATACAGATTGTCTTCAATCGCCTCTGCGGTAATTGAGAACGCCAGTGCGATGGTCTCGTGTGTATAACGCGCAGTGTAAGTTTCCTGTGCGTCATCAAACGAAATTGCGCCACCCTCCGATTTAACGGGGGCCGTCCCAAATCCGCCGAGCATAACTTCCTCTTCAAACGCCCGGTCCGAAGACTCCTCGTCGAAGATTTCCGAATGCTCGTTTTCGTAACGATCGTACTCCAAGCCGAACAGCGCGTTAAGGCCTGGTTCAAGCTCTTTCGCTAATTGTGCGCGAGAGATAGCCATGTTTTAACCCTCCTTATACGCCCGTCGAATCCGCAGTGGTCTGCGAATCAAAACGACGGGTTGCTGCGTTGAAATGAGAGTTGATCCGGACCAACAGGTGCGCGCCTGCCACACCGTAATCGCTATTGGCCTCGTCATCGACAAGACCCACGATACGCAGGGGCAGAGTTGCAGTGGTGGCGATGGAAGAAACGCTCAACTGCGAGTTGGAGCGACCGACAGCGGTCACACCGGTACGGGCTGAAGTCCCCAGCGATGCGTTGGCAAACACGCCTGCCAAAGCAGTGGCGCGGTTGGTCAAAGTAGCATCTGCAGCAACCACGAACAACTGATCGGGGTTATCTGCAACAAAGGCTTTTACAGGGTAGTTTGTGTCTACAGCCACGCTTGCCGCGCCAGGCCAGAAATTAAGAAACACAGGTTTCTTCTGGACGCTGTCGTGGTATTGAATGCCTGTCAGGACGCCGAGTGCGGCTGTTGTGCCGCCGGCAGTACTCCCAGCTTGGTTGATTACGCCTGCAGATGTAGGCACAACCAGACTATTCTGGAAAATCGCGTTGGCGTTATCCGCAGCGATTTCGTACTCAGTGACACCAGTGCTGTTCACACTGGAGCCAACTAGCCCGACAGGACGAAGGCCAAAGGCAGTTTCGGCATTTGCCATAACTTTTCTCCGTCGTTAGGGGCCACGCTTATTTGCGTGGGCCGCCAAAGGTTACACGAGATTGACGATCCGGTCGTGTGATCGTCATGGTGGAGTGGGAGTTCTCGCGCATCATATCGTGATCCACTGCGGCCATCTGGTCGGAGTTCCGTTGCCGGAAATACTCTGACCGCTCGGCCACCGTTTCCACGGGAATACGAGCGAGAAGTAGTCCGCCTACGCCAAAGACACCCTCATATTTTCCTGAATCAACCACTGGTGACTCGAAGTCCGGATACTCGTCCTGACGGACAAGTTCGTAACCTTCGCGTACTCGGGCGGAAATGTTTTTGCGGTCATCAAAACCACGAACTTCTGCACGAATCCACCGGTGCTTATACCCTTCTGGGGCAGGAGGAGCGTCTAGCATTGACGGGGGAGCCCAAGGTCTGCGAGCAGCCTCTTTGTCCCGGGTCTTGTTTGCGCGAGGGGCACGGTCAACGCCCGCGTAACGATCATTTTTCGTCTCTTCGGTCATTTTCTTACCTCTTCACGTATTTCGCATATTCTTCAAGCGGCACACCCAATTTTTTCGCAATGGCGACTTCGGTCGGGGTGAGACGAACCTTTTTACTGCGTCCAGACGTATTACCGTTTGTGCGGGACACACCAGCTACCGCCTGGACGGGACGGCGACTGGCACCCGAATCGTTTGCAGGGGCCGACGAAAACTCTTGTGGGAAGCGTTTTCGGAGCCGCTGATCGAGCTCACTATAGTACTCATCGGCCTCCGGGTCAAACCCTTCATCTTCAATGAGCTTTTTGTGTATTCCGAAGGCGGCAAAAGTCATGGCCTCGTCTTGGCCGAACCACGTGTTCCTTTCCGCCCAAGACTCCGCTTTAGGGTCCGGGCGGATAATCTTCTGCTGTTGTGGCTGCTGCTGCGGTGCGTACTGCTGCTGCGGGGCATATTGCGGCGCGGCCTGCTGCGTGGCTTGCTGCTCACGCATTTCCTGCCCGCGCTTTGCCTCGCGGTACTTTTCCGCGGCAGAGTAAAGCTGGTTGAGGCGCCGCTGGTTCTCGATGACGCCGTCAGAGTCGCCCATTTCGACCGCGCGCTTCAAAGCGCTTTCCGCGGTCTTTGTTTCGATCTCTAGGCGGCCGCCATATTCTTGCATATAGCCGGTGTCGAGCTGCTTCATGCGCGCCTGAAGCGTATGCGTTTCATGCGTCACTTGCTGCGCATACCGCAGGGCTTCCTGCTCGCGCCGCTCGGCGTCGCGCATTTTCTTGGTCAGGCGGTTGATCCGCTTTTGCGCAGCCCCCTGATAATCCTCTTGCTCGTTAGACTCGCTGTCCGCGACGTCTTTGTCCGACGCTGCAATTTCTACTTCTGCCGCCTCTTGCTCGTCCATTTCGATGTCCAAGTCATCCGCTGACCCAAACGTGTTTTCTGTCGCACTCATGGTCTTGTCCCCCTTACAGGCTTAAAATGTCTTCTGGATCGCCGATCACGGCAAGGATTTCGTCGTCGTTCAAGATACGGACTTCCCCGCCATCTATGCGGAACCGTGATCCCGCGTAGCGCGCAAAAATTACCCAGTCGCCTGTCTTGCACCATGCACCTGCGGGAAACTTCGCTTCGTCCTGGTAGCACAACGGCCCCTGCTTCATCACGTATCCGACAACCGTGCTGAGCTGCCCATCCTCGACAACCTTGTCAGGAAGATGCAGCCCTCCGGCTGTTTTGGATTTGCCGCGATACGGCAAAATCAGCATACGCCAGCCCGTGGGCTGCGGCATGCGGTCCAAAATGGATTGATCGGCTTTTGTCGGGTCCAAGACCCTGTCCTCTGGGGGGACATACATCGACGCCATCGTTGCTTGCGCGGCCGAGATGTCGATGGAAGATGTGACTGATTCAGTCATTTTTGAGCTCCTGTTTATCTAGCAGGCCCGAGAGTTCCTGAGCTACGAAATTGAGGGCGTTTAATTCGCCCATGCAGAGCTGATACTGCTCCATTGTTCGGATACCATTGTTCTCAAGGGTATCCAAAACCATCGTGCGGCGCTCCTTGATGGAGCGCTGCACAAATTGTACTATGCCTAGTTCTTCCATGCGATATTATATAGCCTGTCGTATATGGCGTGACCAGCCATTTTAGGCTGCGCTTTTATTTCGACGAAAACTTCCCGCCGCGCAAAGCCGCGCCCATACCGCGCTTTTGACCCGTCGTGGACGAACCTTTCGCGGTGTTGGGCGTCGCAATATCCTTGACATCGCTGTACGGGATGCTGCCCTGGCCCGCGATTACGGCCTTTTTAGAAGCCGCAGCGGTCTTGCCAGGGGCTGCGCCCATGTAATTCACTTTTCTGTCCATCACTGTCTCCTTTGGTTTGCCATTTGAAGTTGCGCGGCAACGCGCATACGTTCGCGGTCCGCGGTTGCCTGCAGTTTGACCATTGTCAATTCGCGTGTCTGCTGCATGCGCTGGGCCTGCTCCTGCGCGCGCTGCTCCGCTTTTTGCTGGGCCAGCGCCAATTCGTCGCGGTCCAGCTCAATCTGCGCCTGATCCTTTTGCGAGCGCATTTGGAGCTCCTGCTCTTTCAGCGCGATCAACGGATCAGGCTGCCCGGCCTCGCCGGTGATCTGGGAGTTCAACTCCCGCAAAGCCTGCAAGTCTTCGGCAATCTGCTGGGCGACCAAAGCCTGCACCTGAACGTCAATTTCAGGCGTAATCTCTTGGCCCTGCATCATCTCCGTCACCTGCTCCATAACCGTTTGTACGGCTTTGAGCCGTACATGGTCCATGATGTGCTTTTGCAAGGCGACTGCGATCATCGGAGCCTGCGCAACAATCCCTGAAGCACCAAACACCAGGTGGGACATGATGTGGGCGTCGTGATTTTGGCCCTCAAACGCCTGCATCTGCACTTGATTCAGAGCGTCAATGTTCTCGGTGGCGGGGTCTTTCGGCGCCGCCTCTTGCTCTTCTTGTGGCTTCAGGATCTTGTCGATGTCCCGCACCCCAAGCGCCTCGTACATACGGTGCATCGCCTCGTACATATCGTGCATTTCGGGCGCCTGCGTCGCCAACTGCAACTGAGCCTGTGCCAAAGCAATGCGCTGCGCCTGGCTGAAGATGTTGGGGTCGGAAACAGGGATGACGTCCACGCGATCGTCAAAATCCTGCGCCATGATGGTCTGATCCGCCCCAGCGACCGTATAAGGATATTCCTGCGGCAGCGATTCCTTCATCACGCGCGCCAGAAGCTTGAACTCCCGCCGCATTGCGTAGTGCATGCGCTTGTGAACAGCGCTCATCACCCGCGCGCCCTGCTCCATCATAGCAATCGTCGTGCCAACCGCAGCCTGCTGGTTGCCGTCGCCCACTTTCAAATCAGTGATCGTGGCAAACCGCTGGCCCGCTTGGACCACAAATCCCAAAAGCTGGAACAGCGTGCCATCCGGCCCCTTGAACGGCAAAGGCATCAAACTGTCGCGGATCGCGCCGCCCGGGCTGTCCACGTCGCGGAACTCTCCCGGCTGCAGAGGCTCGTCGTTGTCCCTGATCCGCAGTCCGCGGGCCTTGAAACCCGCAGGCAGGTTCGACAGCGTTCCGGCGTCAATCAACTGCCGCAAAGCGGCCGTCGCGGTCCGCGACAAACCGCCAATGGTGTGGATCAGGCCCAGCCCGTAGAAGCCGAAGCCGGGCAGGAACCTGTAGTGCACGAAATAGCCGATCTTGGTGCGCTTGGGGTCGTCCTCGCGGTAATTGCGGCGGATCGACAGCACGTCGCCGGTGTCTTCGCAAATCGTCACAAGGTAAGGCAGGCGAATGCCGGTCTCTTCTCCGTCTTCCCCGATATCCTCGTAGCCCGGCAGGTCTAGGTCGACATGGAACTCCAGAAGCGTGATGTCGTAATCAATCATCGACGCCGAAGTGCCCGAAATCTTGTCCTCTACCTCGGCAATGTCGTCCTGTTTGGCCGTCGAAGCGTGCAGCGGGATGTCCCGATAAAATCCGGAGACCTGCATTTTTCGGACATCGTTCCACGGCATGCGGATAATTTGGGCAACAAAAGGCGACGTCTCCAAGTCCGACGCGTCATAAGGCACCACAAGGTTCTCGGCAGGCACAAACTTGCTGACCACCCGATCAAGGTTGGAGTCAAAATACACCTTTTTGAACGTCGATCCCGCCAGCGGCAGGTAAAATAGCATCTGATCAAACTCGGGCGTGTACTCTTCCGCCTCGTTCATCAGGTAGTAATTCATAAAATCTTTGACGCGCTTGCTCTGCGCCTGCTTTTCCTTGGTCAGCTCGCCCATGACCTGCGTCCGGACAGGGCCTTCCGCCGGCAAAAGCTCGTTGAACGCCTGCGCCTGAAACTGCGTGGCGGCCTCGGCCAAAAGTGGGTGCGTGACGCCCGTTGCGCCCTTGAATGGCTGCGTGCGCTCTTGGTAATTGAAGCCCAAAAGCTCCAAGCCCTTGCTGTATTCCTGCTCCCAGTCGCCGCGGCTTTCCTTGGCGCTGTCGTACTGCGCCATCAGATCGCTTGCCGTGGCTCCCAGCTCGCCGTTGTCCAAGTCTTCAGCAAGGTTTCTGCCAAAGTCCCCTTCGTCCCCAGCTTCGGCTTGGGGGTCAAAATCAACCGTGACGCCGCCATCGTCCTCTTCAACAATGTCGATGCCCTCAACAAAAGGCACCCGTGACGCCATTAAGGCGCCAGGCATTGCGATATCAAGGTCGATCTCGGCTTGCGCCAAGTTCGGATCGTCGTTCTCGCGCTCAACAAAAGAAGCAGTCGGGGCTCGCGCCATAAAATCCTCCTAACGGTCAGACACCGTAGATTTGTGCCAACTTACCACGCAAAAGGCAAATTGACTAGCGCGGTGCGTTAATTTGCAAAGGGTCGATAAAGCGCTGCGGCCGCGCAATGGGTCGAAGGGAGCTTTCCACCGGAGGTGCGCCCAAAGGCGCCAGCTGCCCAGGCATTTCCGGCAATGGGGCCGGTGGCTGCGGCGCGGCCATGGTTTGACCCAAAGACCCCAGAATAGACAAAATCTGGTCGTCCTGCGAAACAGGCGGCTGGCCGGACCGGTCGGGCCGAGCAACAGGGCGCACAACGCCCAATTCCGCCGCAGCTTGCGACCGCGTTTGCCCCAAAGACGGGTCCGTCATCGGCGTGCCCGTGATCCGCGAAACGTAGTTGATCGTCTCCTTGAACGGAGGAATCCCGCCATACTTGCTCACGTTGCCGGGACCCGCGTTATACGCCGCCAAAGCCAGAGGCACCGTGTGGAACTCGTCAAGCTGCTGGCGCAAATACCGCGCGCCGCCGCGCATGTTATCCGCAGGATCAGTGCGGTCCACGCCCAAATCATTCGCCGTGCCGGGCATCAGCTGCATATATCCAAAAGCGCCCTTCTTGCTCTGCGCGTTCGGGTTGCCGCTGCTTTCCTGCTGGATGACCCGCAGCATCAACTCCGGATCAATGCCCTCTTGGCGCGCGATCTCGTAAGGGTCCACGCCAGACTCCTGCATAATCTTGGCACGCAGGCGCTCCAACGTCGACGACGGAACGCCGACCTCGCCGCCCTCGCTCATAAATTGCGCAAAGCCCTCAATGCCCCGCGGTCCGCGGAACATGCCCCGCGCCGTCTCGCTCAAACTGCCAATGCCTTGGGGCTGCATCATCACTTCTCCTCCGTTTCGATAATTTCTGACCGCGGTCCGCGAACCGGGGGCTCGCGTAAAGCCCTGCCGCAAAAGCAGTATTGTACCCCTCAATCAGCTCCTGCCGGCGAGCAGGCTCATAGCCAAACTCGTCCAAAGTGAACAAGAACTCGTCCGGAGAAAGATCGAAAAGGTTGGACATGCAAAAGCCCTTGGCCGCGGTTCGTCAAACCAAACCATACCATAGCTTCGCGGCCAACGGAACTACCCATAATACGCGCGTATCCTCGGGCTCTCGTCGTCGTCCACGGACCAATCGTCCGTCGGCAAACTGACAAAATTGCCCTGCCGATACCGCATCATCGCCTGCGTGGTGCTGTCAACAAAATCGTCATGTTCCCCGTTCGGGAACGCCGCGCACTCCTCGATCACATCCAAAGCCCACTGCTCGTCAGGCGCCCACACCATCCCCGCCTCAAACAAAGGCGCAATGCTGTGCGCCCGACTGATCTTGTCGTTCCCACGGCTCGGCGTGAAGTTGACAACAGGAATCCCCATGTTGCGCAGCTCCTGCGTCAAAGGCGTGCCCGTAGCCTTGGCCTCGATGATCACCGTCTCCGGTTCCCAAAACTGGAAGTTCTCCCACGCCACACGCTTCAACTCCGGAAAATCCCAGCGCCCCTTCTTGGCGTCCAACAGCAACAAACCAGGCGGCCCGCCCTCGTCCATCCGAAAGACCCCCCACGTCGTGATCGCAGAATAGTCCGCAGTCTGCCGCTTCGAGAACGCCGTGTCGTAGCTCTGGATGACATACTCCAAAGGCGGTATCTTGTCCTTCTCCCACACACGCCACCACTCGCGCTTCAAAATCGAAGTCTCGTCACCCGTCGGGTTCTGCTGATACTGCGCGTTCCACTTGCTCGGCGGGATCGAAGCCTTGACCCGCTCCAAATCGCCAATCGGCCAATACTCCGGCCAACACGATTTCCCGCTCGGCATGATCGCAGGAAGCTCGACCACCTCCCACTGATCGGCCAACGGATCACGGGCCTGCGCCCGAATCAACTGACCCGTCAAGTCCTTCTCTGACCAGCGGGTCATAACCACAACAATCGCGCCCCCAGGCTGCAAACGCTGTCGCGGACCACCCGTGTACCAATCCCAAGCATCGTCAAACCCCGTGTTCGACATCAGCGTCTGCTCCGAATGAGGGTCGTCGATAATAATCAAATCCCCGCCGCGGCCCGCCAAGTTCGATCCAACACCAACAGCGTAATACATTCCCCCGCGGTCCGTGTCCCACCGACCAGACGCTTTCGAATCCGCCGCAAGCTTTACAGAAAACACATCCGCGTAATCTTCTCGCTCAATTAAGTTCTTCGTCTTTCGACCAAAGCTGACCGCCAATTCCGTCGTGTGCGTCGCCTGAATTATTTTCTTATTCGGAAACTTTCCCATAAACCACGCCGGAAACAAGAAACTCGCAAACTCCGATTTCGTATGACGCGGCGGCATATTGATAATCAGACGCTTTAATTCGCCATTCGCCACCCTCTCCAATTTGTCAGCAATAATCCGATGGTGGTTGCCCGCGATAAATTCAGGCCAGACATTCTTCACAAATGTCAGAAAATCATCTTGGCACCGGTCCTTCTTGTCCAACTGCGCCAGACGAAGCTGCAGCTTCAGAAGCTTGTCGTTTGCGTTGTCTGTGTCCATGGACGTCAACCCCTTTTTACCGCTGCGCAACCTAGCACATTTTGTGATCACAAAACAGCCTCTGTTTTATAAGATAATATGCGATGCCCAAAATACACCCCCCATACACCCAAAAACAAGCCCATCCACAGGTTTCAAAAATATATATTTTAGGGGGCACAGGGGACCCAAATAGCATTTGTGATCACAAAATCGCGGATCGCGGGCCAAAAACCGCCCCTCACCCAGATTTTGCACGAAAAAATATCAGAAGGGCACGGTTTGTGATCACAAATCCAATCGTCGCGGACCGCGGTTAATGTTTCACGTGAAACAATTCTCAAACGAAAAAAAATTAGGATTGTTAGCGACGAACATGGCCCATGCGCTCGTCGCCTCGGCCCCCACCGCGGACCGCGGAAAACGTAGCGAAAACAGCGGCTTACGGACCGTTTAGCCTCAATTGCCATAGGGGCCCCTAGACACGCGGCGCGCGGGTCGCGGCCGGCGGATCGATGTCGCCCGGGCGGCGGGGCGCGGCCGGCGGATCGCGGGTAGCGGGTAGCGGGCAGCGGGCAGCGGGCAGCGGATCGATGTCGCCTGGGGCAGCGGGCAGCGGGCAGGGGATCGCGGGCGCAGCGGGCAGGGGATCGCCAGCGGGCAGCGGGCAGGGGATCGCCAGGGGCGGGCAGCGGGCAGGGGATCGCCAGGGGCGGGCAGCGGGCAGGGGATCGCGGGGTCAGCGGGCAGCGGATCCGATGTCGCATGGGGCAGCGGGCAGGGCAGGACCGGCCACCGGATCGATGTCGCCTGGGGCAGCGGGCAGCGGATCCGATGTCGCCTGGGGCAGCGGGCAGGACCGGCCACCGGATCGATGTCGCCTGGGGCAGCGGCCGGCGGATCGCGGGTAGCGGGTAGCGGGTAGCGGGTAGCGGGTAGCGGGTAGCGGGTAGCGGGTAGCGGGTAGCGGGTAGCGGGCAGCGGGCAGCGGCCGGCGGATCGATGTCGCCTGGGGCAGCGGGCAGCGGCCGGGCACCGGATCGATGTCGCCTGGGGCAGCGGCCGGGCACCGGATCGATGTCGCCTGGGGCAGCGGGCAGCGGATCCGATGTCGCCTGGGGCAGCGGGCAGCGGCCGGGCACCGGATCGATGTCGCCTGGGGCAGCGGCCGGGCACCGGATCGATGTCGCCTGGGGCAGCGGGCAGCGGATCCGATGTCGCCTGGGGCAGCGGGCAGGGCAGGACCGGCCACCAGGCAGGCACCACGCGCCATGGGCAGGCAGCGCGGATCACGCGGGGCGGATCGCCTGGGGCGGGCAAGGGCAGGGGATCGCCAGGGGCGGGCAAGGGCAGGGGATCGCCAGGGGCGGGCAGCGGGCAGGGGGATCGCCAGGGGCGGGCAGCGGGCAGGGGGATCGCCAGGGGCGGGCAGCGGGCAGGGGGATCGGGGATCACGCACCGCGGATCGCGGATCGCGGATCGCGGGGCAGGCAGCAGGGGATCACGCGCCACGCGCCACCGGACATGCGTTCGCAGGAAACAGGCCGCGGCCGC